CGAACCACGAACCATGGTGTCCAGTCCGCCAGAGGCGATTACCGCACCGACCAGAATCATAGGATCATTGGAGGCGATCACTTCACGATCACCAGCGAACATTACCAACTTGCCGTCACGAGCAGCGATAAAATCAATCTTAGACATAATAAACTCCTTTTCTCTCTCAGTTCTCAATCAATGCAAGTATTATATCCGATCCTGGGGCGATTGTAAAGGACTTTTTTCACTTTTTTCGATGAAATTTTTTATGACCCCATAAGTCCAGTTTATGACCCCAGACCGAAACGGAGTTCGAATTCACCCACGGTCAGAGTCTGGCGTGCGGTCACCACAGCTTCCTTGCCGAACTTTTCAGCCAGCGCACGGATATCGTACTTCTGGTGCAGGTACTTGAAATTGGCGTCTGCAGGCTTGTTTTCGATTAGATTACGAACACGCTGACGGACACGCTCACGCTCACCATCAAGGGCATTGCACTCAGACTGCAGGACGAAGTTCTTCAGCGACTCAAACGAGCGGAAAATTTCCTTGACCTTGGAGACGGAGTTGTGGGAGCCCACACGGATGCCGTTGGAGACTCCTGCAGCGGCATTGGCGAATTCCTTGAGTTCCTTCGGCAACGCTACCTGTACACAGTCACCATAGGCATACAGGACGCCAGTCTGGCTGTTGTGAGGATTCTTCAGACCACGCTCAATGGCACGGTCATACATACGCTGCAGGGCAGCTTCTTGGATTTTGGATAAGTTTTTCATAATATAGGTCTCTCTCTGTTCACTCAATCAATGCCACCTATTATATCGCCCTGCACAGGATTGTCAAGGACTTTTTTCGACTTTTACCCCAAAAGTTTTTTATGGGGGCATAAGTCATTGATTTTATTAGTCATCATCAATATCAAACGCACCAGCAATGTACCCTTCATAATACTGGTCAGAAGCCATATCACCCAGCATAGCACGGACGTGATTTTCGACCTCATCAGCGGTCATAGTGGGGGGAATCCAGCCTTCAATACGGTCATCACGACCGTCAGAAACGCCAGAAAAGAAGCATTTATAGGAATGGGAATTAGCAGTTTTCATAGTATAGCACCTCTCTCTCAATGCCACCTATTATATCGCATCCTGCAGGAAAGTAAAGTCCCAGAAGGACTTTTTTTATTGGATTTTTTTATGAAATAAGACTGACCCATAGGCAAAACCTTATGGATCGCAAGTCATTGATTTTATTAGTCCTCTTCTTGGACTTCCAATTCAATAATACCTTTCGCTTCCAAATCTTGCAAAAGAGTATCTACACCGAATTCAGCACCAGATTTAAAACCTGACTTGTATGAGAAATAAGCTGAGGCAGCAATTGTGCCCAAAAAGATAATACCCCATTCTAATGGCATAACATTCTCCAGTTATGGGTTTAATGTATTTATAGCATTTGGTTTGTATGGGAGCCCCAATAATGGTCTACCATCAAATCTATAATTAGAATATGCTCCATCTCTATCAACATAATGTAAAAATGCTTGAATTTGTTTATCTTCGGTGTATGGTGTTCTCCAGTGTTCTATCTCGTCGCCTTTATATATGCAAATATCTCCAACAGATAAAGACACTGGATTTTGTTTTCCTGTTTTATCTTTAAACCAAATTTCCCAAGGCGTTTTATCTATCGAAATACATGCAGTTACAGAATACTCACAAGATCTTCTATCTACATGCCTTTCCATTTCGGCTTCTCTATAGTATATTCTTGCATATGAATATGATGGCAACAAATTTTTTCCCACCACTTCTTCAACTTTTGGTTGAATTAATAATAAAAGTGCTTCAAACCCATGCACTGAATACTTCCAAAAACAATTATTTGCCTGCCCATCAAATGGCTGGTACTCTGGGTCGTTATATAAACAAATATTTTTTACTATTTTATCAAACTCGAATTCTAATAATTTGCAAGTTTGTTTTTCAATAACATTTTTTAAAATTTGATACCCATACTTTTCAAAGTCATTCATTTTGTCCAAACCCAAGTGTTATCAAAACTACATAAACGATTTTGTATATTATTGTCTTTTCTGAATTTTCTGACTTCGGTTTGAATTTCTGGGCAGTCCCAATCATGCCCAGCAAATAATCCGCCGCTTTTAACTTTGGGATACCAATCTTCTAAATCTTTAGATGCTTGTTCTTTTGTTAGATATGTGTCAATAAAAATAAAATCCAACTCTTCATCTTGAATATGATTTACAGCCAAACTGCTATCCATTTCTAAGATTTTAACTCTGTTTTGTTCGCCAGACCATTTGATATTATGATATGCTTCAAACCTAACTGTTTCAATTTCCCTTTCTGACACGGTATATGCTGGCGTTCCGTCATAAGGAAACTTTAAATAATCAGAATAAGGTTGCCAACTATCTACACCATACATCAATTTGACATTTTCGCAAGTCTGCAGAATTGTACAAAGACTTTCAGCACGCAAAACACCAATTTCTGCGCCAATCAAATTCTCTCCATGATTTTGAATCATAAGAATTAAACTTTTGGCGTCAGGTTTCCCATACCTAAAATTATAAAGATCAGACATTTTCAACTTTCTTTGTGAACACTGAAACTGGAACACCGATTATATTTCTAGAATCAATCTTTTTGGTTTTCGCATTATCTGGAATTACAAATACGAACTTAACATCTGAATGTTTAGTTGCAAACCATTCTAGATATTTGACTCGATAATAATTGTCTTCGGTATTTGATTGAGTGTGTGGTTCATAATTTCGAGAACCTTTATATACATTCTTTACAGAATCTTCGCCCTCAAGAATAAAATCAAACCCAAGGCAATACAGCATTGTATGTCCCATTCGAATCGCAGCGTTCATAGCTGCCATTCCTGCATTATTACGGCGACGAATCTTTGAATACTCTGCTGATTCCCAGCGTTCATCTTCAGGTGGGAAGATTGCCTTTCCAGCCAGACGCTTTTCGGTCGTCTGAATCTCATTGATCATTCGGTCATCGATGGCAACCAAATAATCATATCCATCAAAATCCCTGTAAAGAGCATTGCACCCAAAAATAGTACCCTGACCCACGAGCGAGTCCAAATTAATTTCTTCACGTGATTTGCCGTTACCGATGATAATTGCTATGTTCTTCTTCGTAGAGTTCATTTTCTAATGATTCCCAATCTTCTTGTTCAATAATATCTTTCAAATGCTCTTTAAAGTTGTGGCGAGATTCATCTTTCAATCTTTTCCTACGAATACCATCAGCTTCTTCAATATATGCTTTGAATCGTTTTGTAGTTTTACCCACACCAGACTCCTATCTTCCTTTCACCAGTCTTTTGTTAAATTAGGGAATGCCTCTGCTACCAACTTACGAGTGATAGATTTGAAAGGCAGCTTACCATCCTTCATGCCAATTAATACTTTGGCTTCGTCAGGATCAATGCTCTCAAGCAAACCGATAAACAATGTCTCACGCTTGGTCTGCTTCAGATTTCGTTGTGTATCTGTATTGCCTTCAGTAAACAGATACAGCTTGCGCAGCTCACCTGATAGATCCATCTCGCCATCAGAACCTTTCGGCAGTGGCTTATACGGTGGTGCGCCTTCAGGCAGCAACCACTTAACACGTGGATCATAGGTGGCGCCAAGCACCAACTTGAGTGCACCGCTGCTATACTTACGCAGCGTTTCAATCTTTTCTTTCTTCGTCTTCGCCTTTTCTACTTCGTCAAAGATTTCATAAAAAGTCTTAACCATTAAAAATCCCCAATAGAATCCATTAGATTCTTTAATTTGTTTTTGATAAAATAATTCAACAAGCCACCACGCTTTGGCACCTGATATGTATTATACTGCTCAATGATCTGTTCGGCAATACTTTCAGGAACCATTTCTAAATCAACCAGTGCTTCGTTGCGCTTATAGTTACGCAGCATATCTGCGTCGCAGTACTGTTCTGGCTCTAGATCTACCCAGCTCTCCAGCTTCTTAGAAGCCAGTGGTTTTTGGCGACGCTTAGAGATAATGGTGCTGTCATCAGATAGGAAGTTTGGAATACCATCACCACGATCGCCCTTCATAATATGCTCACGAAGGAATCGGCGAGGATCAGCAATACGAATCCACTTCTTAAGAACAGGACTAAACTGGTCCACGTTCATATACTTCTGCAGCTGACCAAAGTCTTTGTCGCCTGATAGAATCAGAACACGCTCGGTTGTATCATTATTTAGATAAACGCCATGCTCACGCACAAGCACA